GGTAGTTCAAACCGTGCTGGTTGCCTAGCCACAACACTTCCATAGGGTCGGTTTTTTTGGAATCTGACACACTCAGTCTGGACGAGGTCGCAGGGGTCTTCAGGGTCACTGAGAAGGCCGTTCGTGGTTGGATTGCAGCCGGGATGCCGGTCGTGACGCAGGGGAAGCAAGGGCGCGGTAATGCCACGACCATTTCGCTGCGCAAGGCCACTGAGTGGTATTTCTCAGAGAATTACGAGCGATTGGAGCTCGACCGAGCGAGGACGAGACTGGCTGATGAGCAATCCAGAAAGGTAGCCCTGGATAATGCCACTCGCACTGGCGAGTTGGGCGAACTGAGTATTTGGCAGCGTGAGTTGGAGAAATTCTTCGGTGAGTTGCGCGCTGCCTTTCTGGCATTTCCCGTCAAGCTGGCGCCGCAATTAGATGGAGATGTCAACCAGCGTAAAGACCTTCTCGAACGGGAGGTCTTCGCGCTTCTCCACTCGATCTCAGGTCATTCGGGCGACGCTGCCACTCAGCGAGTATCGAAATCGAATCAGGGCATCCGCGACGGTGCTTCGGCCGCCGCCGAAACTGACGGTCAGCCAGTGGGCCGACGCCAAAAGAAGACTCTCCGGCGAAAGCAGCGCAGAGCCAGGAGCCTGGAGAACAGATAGGGCGCCGTATCAGCGCGGGATCATGGACGCGATCAGCGACTCGTCCATCCGCGAAATCTGGTGCATGAAGAGCGCGCAGGTTGGCTGGACGGAGGTTCTGAACAACTGCATTGGCTACTTCGTCGATCAGGATCCGTCGCCGATCATGATCGTACAGCCAACGATGGATGCAGCCGAGGATTGGTCTAGGGATCGGCTGGCTCCGATGATTCGGGACACGCCGTGCTTGGCGGGCAAGTTCGCGGACGACAAATCGCGCAAGTCGGCGAACACGCTGCGGCACAAGACCTTCCCAGGCGGGCTGCTGGCGGTCGCGATATCAAACTCGCCTTCGAGCCTCGCCTCGAAGCCGATTCGGGTTGCGTTATTCGACGAAGTGGATAAGTACCCGCCGAGTGCGCGCCATGCCGGCGACCCGGTGGCGCTGGGCCGTAAACGAACCACGGCCTTTTGGAACAGGAAAATCCTGGTGGGTTCAACGCCGACGGTCAAAGGCGCGAGTCGAATCGAGAAGGGGTTCGAGGGCTCGGATCAGCGGTACTATTTTGTTCCATGCCCGCATTGCGATGCATACCAGCGTCTGGTGTGGGCACAGGTAAAATGGGCCGAAGCGAGTTTCGAGCCACGCGATGCGCATTACCAGTGTGCGCAATGCGGAACGCTGATCGACCATCGCGATAAAGGGGAGATGCTTCGCCGCGGCGAATGGCGCGCGAGCAAGCCCGCGAACGGTATTGCTGGGTTTCATATTTCCGAGCTCTATTCGCCATTCTCGAGTTGGGGGGATGTGGTAGTGGCGTTCCTGGACGCCAAGCCTCTACCAGAAACCCTGCAGCAATGGACGAACGAGGCGCTCGGAGAGACCTGGGAAGAGTCGGCCGAGAAACTAGACTCAGGCAATCTGGCGCAGCGTCGCGAAGCCTACACAGACGAGTCATTGCCACCCGGAATATTGCTGCTCACGGCCGGAACCGACGTTCAGGACGATCGCCTCGAGATGACGATCTATGGCTGGGGCATCGATGAAGAGAGTTGGCGCATACAACACATCGTATTGCGCGGCGACCCGGGTGGCTCGGCTCTTTGGAATGAGCATGACGCCGTTCTACGGCGCCGGTTTCCGACGGATGATGGCCGGTCACTACTGATCGAATCATGTTGCATAGACTCGGGAGGCCATTTCACCGAGCAGGTTTATCGATATTGCCTGAAGCGAAAGCAATATCGGATTTGGGCCATTAAGGGCATCGGTGGTCCGGGTAGACCCGGCTGGCCCAAGAAGGCGGGGCGCGGAAAATCGGTCGCTGTGTCGTTATGGCTGATTGGTGTCGATACGATCAAGGCGTTGATCTATGGTCGCTTGCGTAAGGTCATCGCACCGGGGCCAGGTTATTTTCACTTCGATGCCAGCATTGATGATGACTACTTCGAGCAGTTGACCAGCGAAGTATGTATCACACGACTGAGCCAAGGCCGTCGCTTCCAAACCTGGAAACCCAAACGACTCGGGGTACGACAGGAAGGACTCGACTGTACGGTGTATGCCTATGCGGCCATGTTGGGTCGCGGCGGCGTCGAACTGCTTGCGGCGCGGGCCAAACAATTGCCGGCGCCTGCGGAGAGTGCGCCGGAAGTGGCGGCCCCAGTTCCCAAGCCGCAACCGGCATTCCAGTCTCCGCAGCGAATGGCAACGCCGTTTCCGAGAAAGAATTGGACCACGGAATGGTGACAGACAGATTTCGATGGCTGCAGAGCGTTTCAGAACACTTATCTCACGGAGATTGATGATCTCATGTTGGTTTCACGCATTCCGCCACAGCTTTTGCAGGGTGATTCGGCGGTCTGGACTGATCCTGCGTTCGTGGATCAGGATGGACTGTCTTTCAATGGCGTGACCTACACATTGAAGTACGCGATTTCAGGTCCGATCGCGGCCCCATTGATTCTGACGGCCGTGACCGCCGCCAACGGCCAGGATTGGACGACCACGCTCACGAGCACGCAGAGCCAAGCACTCACCCCCGGCACCTACTGGTGGCAGATGCAGTTGTTTGCCACCGGAATCCGCAACACAGTGGCGCAGGGCGAACTGCTCATCAAGGCGGACCTAGCTCAGGTCGGTTCAAACTTTGATGGCCGAACGAAGGCCGAAATTGCTTTGGCCCAGGCGGAAGCTGCCTATTCAACATTCTCTAGCAGCGGCGGGACGATCAAGATGTACCGCATTGGCACCCGCGAAATGATGTTTCAGGACTTGCAGCAGATCAAAACACAGGTCGATTACTGGCGCGCGCGTGTGATCACTGAGAAGTCAATCGCAGGCGGCGCCAAAGACCGGCATCTTCATATCCGGTTCGACCGGATCAGTTAAACCATGGGCATCTGGTCTCGTCTCAAAGCGCTGGCGGGCTTTGAGAGCCGGCCCGTGGGCCGCCCTTCGGCTCAGGGCGGCACTCGTATGTATGCCTCGGCCGCGCCGAACCGCATCAATAAGGGTTTTCCAAGCTTCAACACGAGTGCGGACTTTGAGCTCGTTGTCAGCTTGCGCAATCTGCGCTCGCGCTCGCGGCAGTTGGTTCGCGATGCGGCCTACGCCAAGAGCGCCAAGCGCACGATCATCAACAACGTCATCGGCACCGGCATCAAGTTGCAGGGATTGGTGCAGAACGCGCGAGGCTCACTCAACGAGCGAGTGAATGACGGTATCGAGGCAGCCTGGCAGACGTGGTGCCAAGCGGACAGTTGCCATACGGGTGGCGAAGTCCATTTCCACGATATGGAACGCCTGATGATGGGCCAGGTGTTCGAAACCGGTGAGATTTTCATCCGGATCCATCGGCGCGCCTTCGGCAAGTCACAGGTACCGATGGCGCTCGAGATCATAGAGCCGGAACGCATCGTCGACGGGTTCGCGGTGCCTTCGGAGATATTGACGGGCGGCCAATTGCGCATGGGCGTGGAGGTCGACGAGTTTCGCAGGCCCATCGCCTATTGGGTGCGCGATCTGCATCCCGGGGATATTCGGCTGAATGCCGAACGCACGGACCGCGCGCAGCGCGTGCCTGCAGCCGACATGTTTCACTTGCGAATTATTGATCGCTGGCCGCAGACCCGCGGTGAGCCGTGGATGCATGCGGTCGCCCGCAAGCTCCAAGACATGGATGGCTATACGGAAGCAGAGATCATCGCCGCGCGCGGGGCTGCTTCATATCTCGCGACCATTCAGACGCCGTCGGAAACGGAATCGCTCGGCGAAAAACAGCCTGATGGCTCAACGCAGATGGGGCTCGAACCAGGATCGGTCTATCGTTTGCAGCCCGGTGAGCAGCTTAATTTTGTCTCGCCGAACCGCCCCAATGCGGCCCTCGACCCATTCATGCGGCACATGCTGCGCGAGTTCGCCGCCGGCGCCGGTATTTCTTATGCCGCACTGTCGGCCGATTACTCCCAGACAACCTACTCGTCTGGGCGCCTCGCTATCTTGGATGAGCGCGATGTTTGGCGCGCGCTGCAAGCTTGGTTCGTGCGCAGCTTCCGGGCACGTCTGCACAAAGAATGGTTGCAGACCGCGATCATGGCGCGAGCGATTCCGGAGCTGCCGGTCGAACTCTATGCTTCGGACATTCCAAAATATGAAGCGGCGATTTTCCGGCCACGCGGTTGGAGTTGGGTTGATCCAACGAAAGAAGTCGCGGCCTTCAAAGAAGCAGTCAAGGCCGGTTTTACGACAGTCTCCAATGTCATTGCGCAGACCTCGGGTGGAGAGGATCTCGAGGACGTTATCAGTGCGCGCCGCGACGAACTGACCTATTTCAAGAATCAGGCGCTCGTGTTTGATACGAGCCCCGCTGTGTACATCCCAGCCGAAACGCGCGGCCAGATGATTGAAGGCGGTCCTGATGGAGTCGAACCGGCGGCCACGGTGGCGCCTACCGAAAACCCGGACGGAACTCAATCGCCGGCGAAAGCATCCGCAGAGCCTGCGGCCAAACCCGAAGAAAGCGATGACGAGCCTGCCGGCGCCGAAGGCGACGAAGAGGACCGCGTCATTCCCATGCGGAGACGATGATGGCGAAAGAAAAGCGAACCGAGCCACTGAAGATCGAATCCATGCGGCGCGATATCCGCATGGAGGATTTGCAGGTGCGCAAGTCCAAGGACGGTAAGTACGAGGGCGCCAGTTTTTCTGTGTCCTCGGAATACAAGGTTCAGCGCTGGTGGGGTACAGAAATCCTCTCGCACGATGCGAGCGCGGTACGCATGGATCGCGTGCGTTCCGGGGCCGTGCCGTTCCTGTTTCATCACGACTCCAGCCAGCCAATCGGCATGGTCACGAGCGGTGCGGTCAAAGACAAGCGGCTGCGAACTGATGTCAGCTTCTTCTCAGATCCGAATTCACAAATGCGCGCCCTGCAGATCGATGAGGGTATGCGCAACGTCTCCATTGGCTATCGCATTCATACGGTTGAGGAAAACCTCGATACCGATGAATACACGGCGACCGACTGGGAGCCCTATGAGGTCTCAATGGAACCCATCCCAGCCGATCCCACTGTCGGCCAGGGCCGCGGCGTCGGCGAAGCCTTTGAAGTGCGTACGTTGAATCGAACTCCATCCCTTCCCACTGCTCAACCGGCGACTTCCGCCACACGAGGAACTTCCATGCCTGACAACACTGCCGCGGCGGGCGCAAGCGCCGAAACAACTCGGACGACCGCAGCCAACGAGGCGGCAACCCGCGCAATCGATGCCGCACAGCGCGACGCAACCGAGACGGTCCAGCGCGAGGCGCGCGCGGCCTATCAACCCAACCCCATGCAGATTGAGAAGGAGCGGGTGGAGGCGATCAAGAACCTCTGCAAGGCGAATGCCTTCGAAGATCGCATGCGTGATCTGTGGATCAGCAGCGGCGCCCCCCTCAACAAGGTTTCTGACGAAATGCTGCGGATCATTGAGGATCGCGGCAAGAGCAAGCCCCAGAGTATTGCACTGCTGGGACTCACCGAGGATGAGACCAAGCAGTTTTCCATGGTGCGCGCTATCCAGGCGTGCGCTGATGGTAACTGGCAGAAGGCCGGCTTTGAGGCGGAGTGCTCGCGCGAGATCGCCCAGCGCCACAACAAGGTGCCGGATCCGAAGAAGTTCTATGTGCCTTACGAGGTGCAGGGCCGGCAGAACATCAGCCGGCGAGCGCTCCAGGCCCGCGATTCGATGCGCGGTGACATGTTTGGTACACGCGCCGATGTAGTGCAGACCTCCAACGCGGGCGGTTACCTGGTCTCGACCCTGAATGTCGGTTTCATCGAGTTGCTGCGTAATCGCTCGGTCATCTATCGCATGGGCGCGCGACAGCTCTCAGGTCTTGTCGGCAACGTGACGATTCCGAAACAGACTGGCGCTGCAACGGTGACCTGGCTCTCCACCGAGACTGCAACCATTACCGAGAAGGAGCAGACCTTCGGCCAATTGGCGCTCACGCCCAAGACGGTCGGCGGATACACTGAAATCAGCCGTCAGTTGCTGCTGCAAAGTTCGCCGGATATCGAGGGCATTGTAAACGCCGACCTCGCGACGATTACGTCGCTGGCTATCGACTCCGGAGGCATCAGCGGCACTGGGGCCGCGGGCCAGCCGCTCGGCATCATCAACGTCCCAGGCGTTGGCTCAGCCGGCAGCATGACCTCGGTCGCCTATGCCGGCATTTTGAACTTCCAGGTTCAGGTTGCGAACGCGAACGTGGTGCCGATCAATGGCGGCTACGCCACGACTCCGACCGTAGCGGCATTGCTGATGGCGCGGGTCAAGTTCGCCAACACAGCAACCCCGCTGTGGGATGGCAATCTGTGGGATGCGAACGGCGCCAACGGCTGCTGCAACTTCCCCGGCATGAGTTCGTTGCAGATTCCGGCCGGCGATATCGTCTTCGGCGACTGGGCCCAGATGATCGTGGCGGAGTGGGGCGTGCTCGAGATCGAAGTGAACCCCTATGCCAACTTCCAGGCGGGAATCATCGGTGTACGTTCGATCATGACGCTCGATGTGGGACTGCGGTATCCGGCCGCGTTCTGTATCGGTACGTCGGTCACCTGATTCAAGTTCACTTCTCGAGGCCGACGTGCTCGTCATGGGACTCGACGGAATTCCCGTTTCGTCCGATCCGCGCTCGTCGGCCGTTCCGCCGGAGCCGCTCATGCCACCCAAGACTATGTTCGTTCTCGTCAACAGCCCCTTCGTGCTAGGCCCGGGCCGCATGGCGGATGCCGGCCAGACCCTGGAGATTCCCTATCACTTTGCGCGCGAACTGATCTCCGCCAACAAGGTCCAGGAAGCCGAAGACCCCATGGTGGCAGCCGCGGCCGCGCAGGCGGTCGCTGATCGCAATGCCGATGCCAAGGAGAACCTTTCCGAGGCCGCGAAGGCCGAGAAAGCCGAGAAGGCCGCAAAGATCAAGACAGCCGCGGACGCGAAAGCCAAAGACACCGGCAAAGACCCTACCAAGTAACTCGACCCTATCCTCATTCTCACGACTCGGGAGTTCCTGCTAATGGACGCAGTACATCTTCAAGACCTGACCGCCACACCGCTGTTGCCGAGCATTTCGGCAGCCAATACGGCCGCCGCGACCTCGGGTAATGCCCAGTGGACCGACATTTCGACCTACGAAGGCGACATGGTGGCGGTTATCAATGTGGGCGCGATCACCGGCACCGTAACTCCGAAGTTGCAATGCGCCGATGATGCGAACGGTACCAACCCAGTGGATATCACGGGCGCGGCGCTGACAGCGATCAATGCAACGGGCGTTGCCTTTATTGCGATCGACCGCAAATCCGCGACGAAGAAATTCGTCGGCATTGTAGGGACTGTGGTCACAGGTCCGGTGCTCTTTGGCGCCGTGCTCATAGGCCGCAAGAAATACATCTAAACGCCCAATAGTTGGGGCCAGAGAATGATCATCGAGGACGCGGACCTTTTTGTCCGCGATTTTGGTTCGCCCGTTATCTTCGGCATTCAGACGACCTGGGCCATTCTCGACCAACCTGATGTAGACGTATTGGGTGGCCGCGCGCAATCGACGCAATACCGCATCGAATATCCGCGCGCGGCCTTGATCGGTCTCGTCAATAACAGCGTCGTGCTGATCGGTATCGGTCCTGATTGGAAGTTTGATTCCACAGGCACTCGATTGGAATACGTAGGCTCCGATTTGTCTCCTGAATCCGCTCGATTCCGTGTATTGGGAACGCCCAACAAGATGGACGACGGCGCATTCATGGAAGCCCAGTTACAACGCATATGAGCGCGCGCGAGAACATCATGGCTGCGGTCGGGTCTGCGCTCACAGTTATTCCGGGCGCTGTGTTCTTTCGATCTCGGGAAGCCGCTTTCGGCCGAAATGAAGGCACCGCGATTCTGCTCGAGCCCGAGGAAGAGCGCGTCGAGAAGCGCACGCAGTCCCCCCAACTCGTCATTCGTCGGCTCACCATTGTGGTGACCGTAATCACACGTGGTGACGTTCCAGATCAAATTGCAGACAGTTTTTTACAGCAAATCAACACCGCGCTCATAAATGATCCGACATTGGGCGGTCTATGCGCCCAGGTCGTAGAGCAGAGTACGCGATGGTCATTTGCGGAAGCTGACTTGACGGCCGGTAGAGCTGAACTGCGCTTAGACATCCTTTATCAAACGCTCGCCTCCACTCTGGCGAACATGCAATAGCTTTCTCGCCGATCCGCACATAACCCCCTCTTGGCCCCGCTTGTATGCGGGGCTTTCTTTTTTTGGAGAAGCTCGAATGGCCAATCCGTTATATCTCTTCGGCGCCGGCACGGCCTGGGCGACGCAGCAGACTGACTCACAAGGCAACACCATCGCGAATCCGCCGCCGATTCTCATCGCTGGCATGCAGGATATCTCGATCGACGGCTCCGCTGATATCAAGGAGTTGTTTGGTCAGAACTCCTTCGCACTCGCGGTGGCTCGCGGTAAGCAAAAACTGGCCGTCAAAATCAAGAACGCTCAGTTGCACGGCCGCTTGTGGAATGCGTTGTATTTTGGGCAGTCGCTCTCAACTGCTACTTACAATGCCGTGTACGATTCAACCGGTATTGCGATCCCGGCGACTCCGTTTACCGTGACGGTATCGACGGCTGCGGCTGATACGACGCACGTGCAGATACCGGATGCGGCCGGCATCTATGGATACAACCTCGGCGTTCGGGATTCCAACGGGCTGCCCTATGCGAGGGTCGCGAGCGCGCCCACCACGGGGCAGTATTCACTTACCGGCGGCGCCTATCTGTTCGCTGCTGCTGACGTTGGCAAGACGGTATACATCGACTACAACTATACGGCGACATCGACTGTCGCGCAGAAGTTGGTCGTGCAAAACCAGCTCATGGGCCAATCACCGTACTTCCAACTGGACATCAAGATTCCCTCACCACTCGGTGGTGCGGTCAACTTGACGTTTCCAAATTGCGTGTCGACGAAGTTCGCGCTTGCCACCAAGCTCGATGATTTCACATATCCAGAATTTGATGTGTCGGCGTTCGCGCCGGGGCAGTCGAGCCCGTTCACTATCTCTTGGAGCAACTGATGATCGGCATGTTGCCGGGATTTGAAGAAATGCCGGCCTTTCGAGAGGGTATTGTCTTTCGGTTCAGCGGTTGCGAACCGGATGCAGAGGGCGAGCCGATTGGGGCATTCGTCCAGGTGGATCTTGAATTGCCACCGCTCAACCTGGGTGCCTTGGAGAGGCTGCAGGACAAGCTTTCCAAGGTGGGGCCTATGGATCTGCAGTCCATGCAGACCATCCTGGAGGCGATCCGTCTCGCGCTCAGACGCAATTATCGCGGCGTGCCATTGTGGTTGATTGAGCAGACACTCGATCTGGCCAACATGCAGGACATGATGGGCGCACTCATGGATATCTCAGGCCTGAAGCGCAAGGAAATCGAAGCGGGAAAAGCGCTGGCGGCGATCAAGAACAGCGAGTCAACTGGGGCGAGCTCTACAGTCATCTGATGGTCAGTACCGGCCAGACGCGGGCACAGATCGCCGCTGAGTGGGATCTGTCGGACGTAGAGGCCTTCAACGACTACAGTCGATCGCATCCTCCGTTGCACATCATGGTCGCCGCCTACTTTGGAATCAAACCCGAGAAGCCCAAAGTGGAAGTGGCTGACCATGGCAATCGCCTGTTGGATGAACTCTTCGGTGCGATGGGCAATACGAGAACCTAATGGCCGATATCAGTCTCCAAATCACCGGCAATAATGCGCCGCTCCTGACGGCATTGGCGGAAGCCCGGGCGGCGGTTACCGGCGCCACGGAGTCGATGAAGTCCTCATTTGAAAGCGTGGGGAGTACGTTCGAGAAAATCAACAAGGTCTTCGTAGCATTCACGGCTGTACTAGCGGGCGGTAAGGTCTTCAAGGAAGCCATTGACGCGAGCGTGAATCTCACCAAGGAATCGGTGGCACTCGGGCGCCAATTCGGCATCAGTGCGACTGAAGCTTCTGACCTGAAGGTGGCGCTCGCATCCGTATTCGTGACACAGGACCAACTCGCTGCTGCCGGCAATGCTGTGACACGATCCTTGCGAAGCCACGAGGATGCGTTCAAGTCACTGGGTGTCGCCACGCGCGACCAGAACGGCGAATACCGCAACACGCTCGACATCATTCTGGATGTCAACGAGAAACTCGCCGCTCTCAAGCAAGGCACTGACCGCAACGTTGAAGGGCAGCGCATTTACGGCAAGGCATGGGCCGAAGTCGCGCCGACTATCAAGCTCACCGCTGAAACGATGGAGGAGGCCAAGAAGCGCGCTGAAGCATTGGGACTGGAGGTTGGCAGCAAGGATGTTGCCGCAACCAAAGCATATCGCACTGCGATGAACGAAGTGCATGAGACTATCGAGGGTGTTTGGAAAGTCATCGGCGATGCCCTGCTACCGATTCTCACCGCGATGGGGCAGTGGTTCGGGGACATTGGGCCTCAGGTTGTCGCCACTTTTCGTCAAGCCGTGGGCACTCTGCAACTTGCCTTCGAGGGGCTGAACGCGGCGGCTAATTTCATCTTCGAATTATTCCGCGGCGGATTCCAACAACTGGCCTCGCTCGCAGTCACCGTGGCAACAGTGATTGGTCGCGCTTTCGTATTGGACTTCCATGGAGCGAAGGACGCATGGAATAAAGGGCTCGCAGATCTGAATGCGATTGGAAAGCAGACCTATGATCGAATGGAAGCGGATGCAAAGGCATCGTCCACGCGCATCAGAAAGATATGGTCGATAGATTTCCTGCAGCAGAAGGATCCGGAGAATAAGGAAATCCCGCGACCTACTGGGGGCGGCAGCGCGCCGACCGCAGATCCAAAGAATTCCCGCATCCCGGAATTCAAACTCGAACTCGAACAGCGAAAGGCAAGCTTCGCCGAAGAGAATGCCGCGCACGGGCAGTTTCTGGAATTCAGCAAAGAGGCTGAGCTTTCTTATTGGAGTGGAATCGCGCAGCGCGTGGATCTATCGAAGAACGAGCGGATTGGCGTCGAGATGGAGGTGGCGCGACTTCGGGTGGAGATCGCCAAGGATGGGTTCGATGCCCAGCTCGCGCAGTTGAAAGAGGAAGAGGCCGCATTCAAGAACAACCTGGATGCGAAGCTCGCTATTGCCAAGGAGTACGCCGCGAGAATCGGCGCTGCTTACGGCAGTGACTCCAAGGAGTATGCCACTGCTGCTAAAGAAGTCGTGAGCATTGAGCGAGAGAAGGCCTCTCAACTCCAGCAGATAGAACAGCAGCGTCTGAAAATTACGGAAGAGATGCAGCTCGGGGCCGTTGATCGCGAAGAGGAGCAGGCAAAACTCGGTGTGTCTCTGGGTATACAGACCAACGCCAAGTTACTCGCGCAGGAGCGGGATTTCGAGAACCGCCGCTATCAAATCAAGCTTCAGGCCTTGCAGCAGGAATTGGCTCTCGCGGCACGCTCGCCGGACAAAAATCCGGTTGAGGTTGCAAAGATCAATGCGCAGATAGAGCAGTTGGCGCTTCAGCATGGGAAGCGCATGAATCAGATTGCCAATCAGTCGACCGTAGAGCAATCCAAGTACTGGACTGGCATCTTCAGCAGCATGAATAGTGGATTTTCAGGGGTTATCAAGAATTTTTTGAATGGTACTGCGTCTCTGAAGACGACGATTCAGGGTCTTTTCAGTTCAATTGTCGACTCGGTAACGCAGGCGTTGGCACAGATGGCGGCGGATTGGCTCACCAATCAGATCGCCCAAATGTTGATCGGAAAGACAACTGCGGCGAGTCAAATATCTGCAAATGCGGCAGTTGCCGCGACTGCCGCAATGGCATCCGTTGCTGCAATTCCATTCATTGGTTGGGCCATGGCGCCGGGAGTCGGGGCAAGCACCTTCGCCATCGCGGAATCCTATAACGCGGGGCTTGCGGCCGAGCAGGGCTATAGCGTCCCTTCCGGTATCAATCCGGTTGTCCAATTGCATCAGCGTGAAATGGTATTGCCAGCTCCGGAGGCAAATGCCGTTCGGCGAATGGCAAGCGGCGATGATAATAGTAACTCGGGTCGTGCCGGTATCGTGCACATTCATGGCAAGAAAGGCGACGTATTCACGAGCGACCAACTGGCTGCCATGCTCAGACAGCTCGGACATCGATTCAAGTTGGGTTAGTGAATGAGTAGCCTCGTCCTGCCGAGCCTGCCGGGACTGAGATTCCCGGTCAAGCGGACGACATCCTACAAGACATTGTCAGACACGTCCGTCGCCAATCAAGTGGCAAACTTGGCGCTCCAGCAATATGCGGTGCACTCGTACGAACTGCAATACGAGTTGCTTCGCGATGACGTCACGCCTTCGGAATACCGTGCTATTCAGGGTCTCTTCAATGCCTGCGGAGGCCGATTCGATTCGTTCCTCTATCTGGATCCTGTTTTCAACACGGTCACCGCAGAAAAGTTTGGCGTGGGCGATGGAACCACAACGGCCTTTCAGATCATTGCCACGTTTCAGAATACTGGAGGCCCTGGTGGACCTGACATCATCCAGAATTTTAACGGCGCTCCTTCATTTTTCGATAACGGCAGCCCTGCTGGTAGCTCTGTGCTCGGGCCAACCGGTGTTTTAACGTTTTCATCTCCTCCCGCTACTGGTCACATCCTGACATGGACGGGGAGCTTCTATCAGCGCTGCCATTTTACGAGTGACACGCTCGACGCGCAGCAGTTCCTGAAGAACTGGTGGAAACTCGATAGCCTCCCATTTTCCAGCGTCATTTTGTAACAACATGGCATTCGGACTTCAAAACAGCGTCATTGCACTGACGCCGACGGGCCGCATTGACTCCGCATTTACTACGGGTGCGGACGGGTCTGGATCAACTCCGTCCTGGACCTCGACGCTTCAGCCGGATCTGTCACAACTGCAAGTCGGAACCGCGCTCTCAATCGATCTTGCAGATATCGGATTCTTCGTCGATCCGGGATCACCCTCGTCTGAGCTCGGCTTCAACTACGTTTCAGGTCAGCCGGCTTTACCGGCCGGCTTTTCGATATCTGGAACCGTGCTATCCAATGCATGCACGCTGATTACAACCGGTGCTTTCCGCCTGGTGGCAGTCAGGAATGGCATTAGCCGTCTCAGTAACCCCATCTCGTTTGCGATCAGTTCAACTGCCGCTGCAGTCGACAATGTTGCACCCACCGTACCTACCTCGATAACGGCGGTCCCGGGATCGGTAGTGGGTACGATCGCAGTGACCTGCGATCAACCGAGCGACGTCGCACCAGGCTCTACGCCTGCCAGCGGCGCCACGCACATCGATCTCCTCGTCAATGGAGCCGTCAGCCCTCCCAGTCCCATCGTCACCCTGTCAAATTCACTTCCGACGCCGACGATCGTCAACATCGGGTCCATGGCGACGAGTCCAGCCCTGTCTCAGGCTGGAAAGGTATGGAGCGCTTCAGCGGCTGGAACTGGAATCGCGGCAACCGCCTCTGAACAGTGCCTGTTCTACAACTTCGGCCCGTATAGCGGCGCGCAGCAGATCGTCGCGCTGCTGGATCCGTATACCTCGAGCGCCTCGACGGCACTCAGCGGCATCATGGTCCATGAGACGGCAGCGGCTGGCGGGCGATTTATCTGCATCGGATTACGGCCCAGCAATGGAACTGTCGGCCTGTATGTCATATCACGTTCGGCGGTCAGCGGTACCAGCAGTCAGGTCGCCACGCAGATCAATGACAAGAACGGTCAGCCCATCGTCGGCCCAGTCTATGTGTTCATCCAGCGGGCCGCTGATAACAAGACTTGGACGATCTCCTACTCTCTGAACGAGTTGGGTCGTAATCAGATTACGGTCCAGACGCTCACTATGGGCGCCTCCGTCAATTATGGAGGTTTCCTCACATCCCAGTCGGCTGGAACCATAGCCACGGCAAACGTCGAGGAAGTGTCCATTACTTCTGGAACGCCTCTGACTGCGACCGTCAATGCATCCTCACCGGTCTCGATCCAGTTGCGTTCGTGGGATGCGAATAACAATTCCTCCGCGCTATCCACTGCAATCCAGGGAGTTCCCAAGACTCAAACCACTACGACAGGCTCCATCGTCTGGAAGCCGGGTATACGTATTCGCATTGGCGGCTATGCGAACATGCAGTCGTTCGCGACGCTGAAATCGAATCTGGATTCGATCATTGCGTTGGACATCAACAATCAGATCAAGGGAATTTGCATCTCGCCGACGATGGCACAGTTGGAAGGGCCAACGCTCGGTCAGTATGACAACTTCGGTACTGAGAATGGCTTCACGAAGATCAGGAACATTATCAACCTGCTCAAGAGTTACAGTCCGCCGCGCGATTTGACCATTTTGTTAAATGGGGGCGGCAACGGATATAGCTCTCAGAGTACGACGAATTTCCTATCGAGTTTCTGTCCCTCGTACATGAACGACCCGGCATACGGCGGTGGTGAAACTCATCTTGCCTCCAACGGAACGCCGCTCGACAGACCCTATCTTGTCATCTGGAATCAGAACGTCACGAACCGGGTGATTGCGCTTTTCGCGGCCTACTACGCGGAATTTGGGCCCGATACAAACACCGGCGGAATTTATCGCTGGGACCCATATCAAGAAATCTCTGTCAACGCGGGCGCAAAAGGATACAGCCCCTCTGCGCTGCTCGCTGTGTGGCCCTCACTGATGGCAGGACTGCGTCAGGCAGCTCCTAAAACGGTGATCACCGTCAAGCCAACCTACATCAATCCGAACGATGGTAGTTCGTACCCGGCCATGATGAGTGCGGCGAAAGCGAACTTCATATCGTGGGGCACTGAGGATTGCGCCGACAGCCGCAGCGACTGGGGTCAGAAAGCCTACTTGGGTCAGTGGGCCAGTACTCCGGTGAATCACACGACCGTGAATGGCGGCGGAACGGACTGGGACTACCAGTGCAACATTGACCCGGCCGAGTTGTGGCTCAACTCCAATGGAGCCGCCGCTATTCCGCCTGCTACCTACGGCTCAGGACTCTACTACGACAAGAGTGGTTCAGGCCATCCCGGCATCTGGACGCGCATCAACGTGATGAAATCTTCCCACGTGGATATCTATGTGGATGCATTCGGCGGACCTCCGGTAAACCGCCGTGGTTACAGCGGTTCTCCTGCAAATCCAACTCCAGGTCCTGGCGCGGGTTCAACGGCGTCTCGGCCGAACATTATTGATGTGCTGACGGGCAACACGTTCTATTCAGGAGTTGAGTCTAACTCTGGACCAGGGTCCGGCTGTTCGATGGCTGTGACCGCCTATCCTCCCGGTTATCCGCAGTAGCAACTAATGGCACAAACCTTCTCCTCAACGCTGCACCTTTCCAGCACTTCGTTGCCGGCCACAGCCGCTCCCGTATCGCTCGTTATTTGGGTGAATATTACTGGGGGCCAGGGTCGTCGATTGTTCGAACTGTCAGCGGGCGCCAGTGAGACTACGGGCGTTATCGCCGCGATCCTGGACATCACCGGCGGCGCGACGAATAAGGTCAGCGCATATCGGGTATCGTCAACCACTTCAAACCAAGCGCTATCCTCAACCGCTATTACCACGAGCGCATGGCAACATGCTGCCATTGTAGTATCCGGCTCCTCCGCTGCCGCCGCCTATCTTAACGGCGGTAGCAAAGGGACTTCGAGCACTACGGTTTCGCCGGCTACGCTGACGAACCTGACTATCTCGGGTCGGCCAAGCGACTTTATAACGGGCATCAATGGCCAGGCCGCGCACGCAGCCGCTTGGTCGCGGGCGCTCAGCGATACCGAGGCGGCGTATCTGGGCGGTGGTGGCAATCCCCGCGCGATCAAGGGAACTGTTAGTTATTGGAAAATGTCGACGTCGGGCGGAGTTGCGGAAACGCCCGTCAGCGACCAGATCGGCACGAATGATCTGACGCCATCCGGCACGATGGGCGCCGGAACGTCTGACCCGAACTTCCAGACGTATATGACGGGCGGTCCGGTCGGAAGCCTTTCCTATACCGCCGGTACTGCAATCACGGCCATCAACCTGAATGCCGGGCACGTCTTCGATGACGTGTCGTCTGCGTTTACTTCCGCGCTGAGTCAGTTGGGAACCCCCGCGTCGCTGACAACGACGACGGGTGCATTGACTGCAGCACGTGAGGTTCCGCTCACCTCTGCAACAGGTATCGCTGCCGGCGACTATATCAAGCTCACGAGCGGCGGTACGCCCACGCGCGTGCTGGCGATGAATGGCACGACGGCGCTGGTGGCCAACGATCAGACCGCTTCCTCCGGGGCTGCAGTGTATCGCTTTGGCGTCTCGCCACTGACGATTCCGGGTCTGGCTATTTCCAGCGGCTCATTCAGTGGTACGCCGACCTCAGCGGCGACCAACACACTCTGTTTCTTCCGCGCTACGTGCTCAGGAAATTCGGCACTGATGGCGGATTCGGATCTTTTCACCATCACAGTGACCGGCTCGGGCGGTGGTGGTGGCTCTGGGCTGATGCTGCCGGCTGGAATCTTTTCCGGCGGCATGATTGGAGGCTAATCAATGTTGCTGTCACGGGTAAACGGTTGGAGCAGTGGAATCCTGAGATTCATGCTCATGGACAATACGTCCACCACAGGTGGTGGTCTCGTGGGCCTTGCGATCACTGAGACAACATTGGCCATTGCAGTGACCGCCGATATCGAGCCGACCGCAACGGTCTATAGCCAAGCCGGTGGAACGATCGACACCATCGCCACCCTCGGAACATATGCTGCGCCGTCGACCGGTCATTGTCGATTTAAGGAGTTCGACGCAACCAATCATCCCGGCATGTATGAACTGCAACTGCTCAATACCCGATTTTCGGTTGGCAACGCGGGTTATATCATCGTCACTGTCAGAGCATCTGGATTCAAGTGCTCTGCACAAAGCTTCTTGGTGGACCTCGGCTCACAGGTCGATTTGCGAATGATCGGCGGTTCCGCTGCTTCCGCCTCATCAGGCATTTTGGACGTGGATGTGAATCAGATCGGGGGCATCGCCTCGCGCGTGGCCAAATTGGGATTGGAGCTCGATCAGCGAATCACTGGAACAGTGAGCGGTACCTACACAAATACCGCGACCTCTTTCGAATGTACTGACATCACTTCGGCGGTGGGTTTTACGGTCAACCAGAATCGAGCTTTCCAAGTCACGAGCGGTACTCAGACTGGCGAGGTTGGCACTATTCTCGCCGATCAAGTGGGCACTTCAGGTCGTAGGTTTACCTGCGCGTCCTTGCCGGGTGGCGCGCTCGCCGCTGGCGATACCATCCTGATCTATTAAACATCCATGCTGCGAGGAATCTGTAACGGCACTCTGCGCCGGTGGGATGGCTTTGCCGGTCGATCCCTTCTCGGATACCAAACGCTGCGCGCTCTGGGCAGCCCTCCAGGTGGCGCCGATTCGTTGAAGACGCGTTTCACGTCGAATGCCGTCGACGGCGATATCTATATCACTAGTGTTTGGACCTCGGGTCTCTACCGCCTGAACCTACGCCAAGATGGTACGTATTGGTACGAGGCCCAAGGTGATAAGTCCCGCCAGTTCGTCCTGGCGGACCTTCGCTCATCCAGCGGACTGAATGGCGAGGGTACCCTTGCCGTCAATGACGATCCGCCGCAGCCAGATACGCCCGACGGAACCTTGTTCAGCAATGGCACCTTCACCATTGGTCAGGCGCTGAACATGCAACTGCGGGCGAAGGATCTGCAGAACGATACCATCACGTTCACGGTCCTCGGCGGTGGTGCTCCGTTTCCAGGAATCACAATCAATTCGACGACGGGACTAACGACCGGAACTCCAACCACTTACGGAAATTTCGGCTTCACGGTTCGTCTGGCAGATCCCTATGGACGGTTCAGCGATTCGGTCGAGCAAGTCGCGGTGATCGCGATCCTGCCGGACTTCCGCGGGCAACTAGTCTCACAAGCGCAAGCGACCCTAACGACCTTGGGTGTGACGTCTTCGAGTTCGGCTGTCAGTTCTAGTCTGCCGCTCAACACGATCATCACGCAAAGCATTCCACCGTTCACGGTCATTAATGCGCCTGGACTGTCGATTACGTTCACGCATTCCAACGCCGCGACCTTTACGACGGTGCCGAATCTCTTTCCGCCAAACCTCGCTGGAATCACCTTTGAGTCAAAGCGATCCTATGAGTTCCGTACTGGGCTTCAAGGCACGCTGGCGCAGAAGGTCTCCACGCTGGGGTACATGCAGTATCCCACTATCCACTGGGATCTGAACTACGAGGTGCTGAATCAGACGCTCGCGGTTGACGAACTGAGAGCGATCGAGGGATTGTTCAACGCAAAGCAGGCACAGGCTGGCACGTTCCTGTATCTCGACCCGATATTCAACACGGTTACCACTGAGCCGTTTGGAACGGGCAATGGAACCAAGACACAATTCCAATTGATTGCGGCCTTCGGCAATGTCGGCGGCCCGTCAGTACCGGAGATCATCCAGAATCTACAGGCGTTGCCGGCCATCTTCGACAACGGATCCCTGGTATCCACCGCTGCCTATACGATCGGCGCGACTGGGATTGTGACATTCAACACCGCTCCCACGAGCGGCCATACTCTCACTTGGTCGGGAAGCTTCTACTATCTCGCGCAATTCGAGACGGACGATCTGGAGCCATCGCAATTCCTTTCGAAATTGTGGGATTTGCAATCACTCCGAATAAAGTCGGTCATCGTCTAAATGCTACCCGCTAGTTCCGGCACACTCGCTACCATGGCCGCGGGCCAGATGAAGCGAATCGACCTCTATACGATTACGTTAGCTGGTGGTGCGGCGACATACTATTTCACGTCGCATCAAGTGCCTGTCCCTTTCGGTGGGCAACTGTACCAAACAGGACTGATTATCAATCGCGGGACTCGGACGCAAACAGTCGGTCTCGAAGTCGATCAGATGCCGCTGACTCTCTCGCCGAATCCGAACAGCAGTTCCGGAGCGCCGTTGATTGCAGGGCTGCCACTCATCAAGGCAGCCAGAGCGCGAGTATTCGACGGCGCTCGGCTTTTGTTTTCGAAGATGATGCTGCCCGATTTCAACGATCTGTCTAATGGCAAGGTCGACGCCTTCCAAGGTCGGATGGACGTCGAGAATATCGGCCGACTCACGGTGTCGTTCCAGATCAGTTCTGATGGCGAGATGCTGAACGTCAGTGCTCCTCCGAACCTCATCGAGAAGCGCTGTCGTCATACCCTATTCGATGCGGGCTGCGCATTGGTGCCAGCCAATTTCCAAGTCAACGGAACCGTGGCGAGTGGGAGCACGGTACTCAACGTCAATACCAACCTGACGCAGCCTGATAAGTATTTCTCGCTGGGCCGGATCACGTTCTTGTCTGGACTGAACGCCACTAATCCCAGCACTACATATTTCGTGAAGTTATTTTCACACACCAGCGGTCAGTTCCAGCTCGTCAGACCGCTGCCGAATGTGCCGCAGGCTGGTGATCTCTTCACGGCGCTTCCAGGATGCCCAAAGACTCGGGCGGCCTGTATCAACACGAATTCTGCAATATCTCCGCCATTCAACAACGGTGGCCGATTCCGAGGGATTCTCTTCGTGCCCGTGCCGGAAACGCTCTATGACGGCGGCACGACCCAGAATCAAACACAGTCCATTGGCGGTGATGGTGGCTCGGGAGTGGGTTCGCCATTCTCATCGGGATTGGGGCAGCGAAATGTATACAAGCCCTGACGAACTGAGAGCCGCTATCGTGCGCGAAGCCTACGAGTGGGTGGGCACACCGTACGGAAATTGTGGAGATATCAAGGGTCCGAATGGATGCGTTGACTGTTTGATGTTGCTAATTCGAGTGTACTCAAATGTCGGCGCGAGAGAGTACTTTGATCCTAGGCCATACAGTTCAAATTGGCATTTGCATCAAAGCGAATCCAAGTACATGAACGGTGTTGAGCGATACTCCAAGCGAGTTGATAAGGGATTGCCTGGGGATTTCGCGATGTTCCGTTTCGGAAGGCATCCGAGCCACGCAGCCATCATTGTCTCTGACATTCACATGATTCATGCCCACAAGAGAGACGGTCAAGTGATCCTCTGCGAGCGTTCGTCCATGCAGGAACGCCTCGATTCATACTGGTCGGTGATCTGATGGGTGGCTTGTTCGGAGGCAACAAGGCGCAGTCGAGCACTCCGACGCGCCTGAACGGCATTGCCATCAATCAGAGCCTCTACGGCAGCGTAGTTCCGCTGGTATACGGGACTTCCCGTTTGCCGATGAAGTTGATCGATTACGTCGACTTCACTCCACATCCGCAATCGCAGTCGTCAGGTGGTAAGGGCGGCGGTGGCGGATCGACGTCGAGTTACACCTATACAGCCTCGATTGTAGGGCTCCTATGTGAAGGCCCGATCAAGGGCATCCCAGCGGTCTACAGTGACAAGACGCAGACGACTCTCGCCGCGCTGAATCTGACGCTGTTCAACGGTGCTGGGAACCAGGCGCCGTGGTCATACATGACCTCGAAGCATCCGGACCATGCTTTGCCATATGACCATATGGCGCATGTCGACGGGGCTAACTTCGATTTGGGTGGTCAGGCAGGACTTCCGAATCTGTCCTTCGAACTCCAGGGACTGGTCCTCTACGCGGGGGGGCCAGATGCGGAGCCCTCGCAGATCATCGTCGACTATTGCACCGATCCGAACCATGGAGTTAAATTCCCGTATCTGTCGAACCTGACGGGAACCAATTCCTATCAGGCGTACTGCATCGCCATGGATTTCCTGATCTCGCCGCAGGAAACCACGCAGAGACAGGCACAGGAGTTCCTGCGGGAGATTCTCCAGCTCACCAACTCGAACGCGGTCTTCACCCCTGGCGTGGGGCTTCGGATTGTTCCGTATGCCGACCAGCCGGTGACGGGCAATGGCGTGACGTATACGCCCAACCTCACGCCGCTCTATCGGTTTGGTGACCTCGACTACCTTTATGAGTCTGGCCAGCAGCCGGTTGTTGAAACTCCAATCCCATCCAATCAGACGTTCAACGTCTGGACTGTCGAGTACCTCAATCGGGCCAATCAGTACAACATCGACACGGAGACCTTTCAGGACGAGCAGGATATTTCCATCAATGGCGAACGTCCTGCCCCGACGGTCACGCTGCATTCGATCACTCGCGCCTCGGTAGCGCTCAGCGTCGCGACGCTGCTGTGCTTTCGCAGCCTCTACGTACGGTCCACGTACACCTTCAAGGTTCGCGCAGACTTCAGCCTGCTCGAGCCCATGGATTACGTCGCGATCGATGACTCGACCAGCGGGATCGTCGACAAGCTCGTTAGAATCACCAAAGTTGAAGATGCTGTTGATTCAGATCTCGGCGAAGTCTTCACCATCACCGCTGAGGAAGTACTCGTCGGGCCGGCGAGTGCGCCACTCTACGATACCGAATTGGCGCAAGGATACGCCGCCAACTATGGCGCCGATCCGGGTAATGTGGCGACACCTTACATCTTCACCGCTCCTCCAGCACTCGCCAAGAGCGGCTACGAAGAATGGATTGCAGTCTGCGGATTGACGGGACTCTGGGGCTGGGCGGATGTATTCGCCTCCTTGGACAACATCACGTACGACCATGTCGGCATCAAGAGCAGCCCGAGTCGATACGGAACGCTAGTCAATGCATTGCCGAGCGGAGCAGATCCGGATACCACGAATCAGTTGACGATCGTGTTCTCGGGCTCGCTTCCCGTTGAGCTCGACTCCGCCACTCGTGCTGCCGCAGACGGTCTGCGAAACCTGTGCATCGTGGACGGCGAGATCATCAGCTATCAGAACGTCATCCCGATGGGGAACAATACGTTCCGGCTGAACTATCTCAGGCGCGGTAACTATGGGAGCTCAATCGCAGCCCACGCGGCCGGTTCATTCTTCGCCATTTTGGATGATGCAATCTTTCGGATGCCATTTGACCCGGGACTTTCAGGACAGCCGGTCTGGTTCAAATTCGTGGGCTCGAACTACTGGGGCGGCGGCACGCAAGACATCTCGAAAGTGCCTGCCTTTCAAGCGTTCTTCCAGGGTCAGAACCACGGACAGTTGCTAGCTCCTGGTGCGACTCCGCTCATCGCAAGGGGCGACTGCGTCAATGTTGGCTCGCAGATTTTCAAGAAGTCGACAGGTTCTGTCGGCTGGGATTCGGACTGCTATTCCGCCGATGCATTTTCAGGCGGTTGCACCGTGAGATTCAGGCCCATGCAGACCAATCTCTATCTGCTGATGGGTCTCAACTCTGACCCGTTGACGGATCAGAGCTACGTCAGCATTGATCACGCTTGGAATATAGCTGGCGATGGGATCGCATACATATACGAAAGTGGGATTCTCATTCAGGCGACTCGGTCCTATACGACCAGCGACATTTTCGAGATCAAGTACGACGGAAGGTTTGTCAATTATTTTATAAACGGCGTGCAATGGCGGACGGTTGCCGATCCGAACAAGACGTTCTTTATGGACTCATCGTTCAACCAACCAACCGCCGCCGTCGACAATGTCTATTTTGGTGCGCTGAACCCCGCCAACTCGTCGCCATTCGTTGCGCGCAATAACTGCACTGTCAGCGGCGAGAATATCTACAAACTCGGAACTCCGGGTGTGTGGGACTCGGATGTCTATTCTCTGGAGGGATACCCGAACGCGCATGTATCGTTCAAATCCAATACCACAGGTGCAGATGCATTCATGGTCGGCCTCGGGACAAAACCGGGCCAGGATTCTTCATTCACATCGATCGATTATGCTTGGTACTGTGCAGCGGCTGGCGCGTATATTTATGAGAACGGAGGCTCGATAGCCAACTTAGGAAGCTACAGCCTAACGACCGTTTTCGCTATCACTTACGATGGATCGACTATTACGTATCTGATGGACGGCGTATCAAAGCGCACCGTCAGCGCAGTGGGAAAGATCCTCTTCATGGATTCCTCATTCTTCGCATCAGGCGCAGGCTGCAATAGCATACAGTTTGGGCCGACGACTAACTTGAAGCTCACTGATACGTCTCAGATCGGCACGAACGCGGCTACTGATGTTTACAAATCTACATTGGCTGGACCGTATGGATTCAGCGCATCACCAATAACTCCAGCTGTTGTTGTTCAGGTATCTTTTACTGCATTGACGGATGGGACGGCTACTGCGCTTTGTACATTCAATGCAGGTTGGACAGCAACTAATGTAACTTCATTAAACACTATGTGGCTGGAAGTTACCTCGCCATTGTTGGGGTCAACAATAACGTATGTCGGTACAATTCCTGCAAGCCCAACTGTGAATACCTATGCACTGCAGATAGTGTCAACCATGACGTTAGGTGACACAATTACAGCCAAGTTATGGTATCAGCCAGCAAATTCGGTATCTCATCCGTCCGATTGGGTATCTGTGACTAGTGTTGCATTAAAGGTAGAGGCAGTGAAGCGATGATTCGTCATTGGTCCTTCTACGACAAAGCAACTGGATTGCTTACCGGGCAAGTCTTCGGTGCCACTGATGCATCTACACTTTTGGTCAACATTCCAGATGGGCAGTCCGCGGTAGAGGGAGAGCATGATCATTTGAGCCGCCGTGTCGATATCGCCACTGGACTTGTAGTGGACTACCAACCGCTGCAGCCGAATGTGGATCACGAATGGGATGAAGCCTCGAAGCGCTGGAAGCTCAAGGTTGAAGTTGCGGCTCGCGTAGAGCGTAGCGCTATGGCTCGCGCCCGCATTGCTCACTTGGAATCAAACGTGCAGCCAAGGGCGCAGCGAGAATTACTTCTCAAGATAGCCAACCGTCTTGGGATAGATGGTGAACAATCGCAAAACATTGATGACGAGATCGCGGAACTACGCAAGCACCTTGCTGGGTAACATTAGTACATAACGAGTTGGATGGGGTCGATCATGCCGGAAGGAGCAATGAGTGAAGAAGGATCATTTCCAGACTCTGCTGACAATATCGACAACCAGGAAAGGAACACGCTCATAAAGCAGGCTGCATTGTGGCTTCGAATAGATGGCCTCCTAGAACGTTCACAGATGGCCGCGAGGCATTTGGCCGCACTTATTATGAAGATGGAGAATCGCATTCCGCGCGGACCTCCGGACTACCAGATGGGGCCGGCACCCGGTGTTTATATCGACTATGGGGACAGGCGTCCCCCATCGCAGGAACCGTCATGGCAGAATTCTCTACTGGGCAAGATAGTAGCTCCGCTGATCGTGCTGGGAATCCCGGCGATTCTGGTGACGCTATGGAATATCAGTTCGCGCATGGCGACCATGGAAGCGGACCGCAGCGCTCAGGAGAAACACTTGGAAGCGCACGACAAGATGCTAGACGAGATCGAGCGGGAGCTGTGGCCCCACAAACACTGAACACGACGCGGGATATCCATAATCCGCTGAAGCAAGATGCTCGCGGCGGCGGCAATATCGCCAATGTCCCTGTTGAAGTTGATGTCAAAGTAGATCTTGGGAAAGAAACTCTAACCTTGGTCTACGTGACATCGATTCTTTCCGGATTTGCAATCGCAGTTTCGGTGCTAACATTTTTCTACATGCACGATCAGATGCTGCGTGACCAGCGTTCATTCGAACAGATGCGCGTGCAGGTCCTCAGCCAGAATGCAATCCTACAGCGTGAGGGATTTGTTAAACCCGGCGATGAATGGATGGGACCTGAAGGCAACTTGCAATTCAACCCTGAGCTTTTGAAACCTAAGCAGAGGAGTAAATAATCATGGGCGGAGCCGCTTGCGCAATTCCTCACTTGGCCATCATGCGACCCTTTGTGGCGGGTAACAAATCAGTTGTACCGACGGATCCGACACTGCTGCCGGAGTTCGATGCGAAAATCGTGAAGTGCTGCGCACACACGGAAATAAACCGGGCATTCGAGGATGATGAAAAGGTGGATGCCGTCTGCGCGATCATGGGTAAACCAAACTGGTCACCGCACGATCGCCAAACGATCAATGACATGTTGAACGCGCTGTATACGTGAGCTAGTGAAATTCTCCATTGGAGAGTTGGCCCAGGTACTCACAGCGCTTGCAGCCTGTGGGTCCTGGATCTCCTCCTGCATCAATGGATTGAAACTGAATCGAGCCAAACAGAAGCTCGATGAGGTGCACGAAACAACTACAGGCGATAAACCTTGATCTCCACGATTCAGCTACAAGCGATTTGCCCGCACGCAGGATCGCGAATCCCCACATTCATTCAGCCGATCAATGACGCGCTGAGTCGATTCTCAATTTTCACGCCGCGCCGACAGGCAGCCTTTCTCGCGCAATGTGCACATGAAAGTGGAGAGTTGCTCTACATGAGGGAACTCGCCTCGGGCAATGCTTACGAGGGGCGCGCGGATCTGGGCAACACTCAGCCAGGGGATGGCCCACTTTTTAAGGGTGGCGGACTCATCGAGATCACCGGCCGATACAACTACCAACAGTGTGGCACGGCGATCGGCGTTGATCTGATCAACCATCCTGATCTGATCGAAGAACCCGTCAATGCCTGCATGGCCTCTGCCTGGTGGTGGCAAATGCATGGATTGAACGAACTGGCGGATACCAACTCATTCGGCACCATCACCAAAAAAATTAACGGCGGTTTTACTCATCTGGACGAGCGGCTTCAATACTGGATTGTCGCACTCAAGGCTACTGGAGCAATGTAAATGAACTGGTTCAAAGCGACCTATCGGTGGATCATCGATCATCTCACCAAGGTCATTGCTGCTGCGGGCGCCTCATTCATGTCGATGGTGGCATTCATTGACCCGGCCGTGGTGAAAGAGCAGGCACAGAACTATCTCGGCGACAAGTGGGTCGCAAAGATTGGCATTGGACTGTTCATCCTGGCATTCATCCGCGGCATATACACGGGCTATAAAGGGAAACAGGTCAGGGACGCACTGGACACCGCACAGTCCGCATTGCCGCCAGTCCAGATTACGCCAGTGGAACCACAGACGCCGATCAAACCGGCCGGCGTAGGATGAATGGCGGAAGATGAAGGAGTCGAACCCTTGGCTTTTACACCACCCCGGTTTTCGGGACCGGTTGCCAGCCTACCCAGCGGCATCTTCCGTGGAGTGGCGGAGGGGATAGGGATCGAACCTATGCGCCGTTATAGCGACCGTGGCTTAGCAAGCCAGTACCTTACCGCTCGGTCAACCCTCCGCGATTATCGCGAGGGACTAGATGAGTTTTCGGGACGCATAGGACACATCGTAACATGACTGCGCTTCTGATCAAGTTTGCTCCTTGGCTGGCTGGCGTGCTAGTGGTCTTCGGCGCCGGAACGTATACGGGATACCACCTCAATCCTTGGGAGGGACGCTACAAGAGCCTCCAGGCGGCCGATGCCATCGAGCGCATGCACGGGGAGGAAGCCGTACGAGCGGAGCTCACCGCTCAACTGGCGCAGGCGCAGGCCACCTCCAAGAACAACGCCGACTCACTCGCGAGGCTCGCTGATGAAAATGCTGAAATCATTCGTGATCGGGATGCCAATCTGCTGCTGGCTCGCCGGCTGCTCGCCAGTCAGGCCGGACCCGCCACCACTGGTCATAGCTTGCCCCAAACCACAAATCAGCCCGGAGTTGCTACAGCCAGCGACCCTGCAGCCCCTACAAAACTTGAAGGACTGGTTGTCGACGTCGCAGACGGATACGAGCGCTGCGTCAGCCAGCTCAACGCCCTCATTGCCCAAATAAAGCCGCAGCTATGATCGCGCTGGTCATCTTCGTCGTTTTGGTGGCGCTGGTCATCAGCAACCGGATTGCGGGAAAGACGTTCGTTGGGAAAGCGCTGCTTGCCTTCGACTATTTCGTGTCGGTCCTGTGGTCGAGAGACTTCGGCGTCACGATCTCGAGCCAGTGCGGGCTTTACTGGAAGCGCGGGAACCCTCCTGCGTTCTGGTACGTGCTGCACAAAGTCCTCAACACATTGCAGAAGGGTCACTGCGAAGGTGCGATTGCCGGTGACCTAGCGCGTGCTCAGGCGGCAATCAAGTTGCTATCCTGAGTCTTCACTTCTTCACCTCATTCAAAATTGCCGCCGCCGCAATCGCTACCGTTCCCCATATCCCAAAGATCGGCCACAGGGTGAAGTAGATCGCGCCACCGTCAATCGATGTCATGACCGTTCCGAGCATCAGCAGATAGGCGATGCCTGCCACAATTCGCAGAAACATAATCATGGGATCACCTCACGTCAGAGACTATATTGAGCATGAGCCCGCACAACCTGTCGCGGTTGGCATTGAGCATAGGATGATTTACGGGCGGCAAATCGCGCAACGTCGATAGCTCTTCCTGAGTGACGTAGAACACG